TTGTAGCAGGTAAGAAAGATAAAGATATTACTGTCGCGTCTTTCCTCAAAGGAGGCGAAGAAGAATGAGTTTCTATGTACTACATGAGAACCCTGTACAAAGTGCGAACAAGATGTGTTGGCTCGATTGTGAGTCTGCGGCACTTGACGGTGCGCGCATCATTGTCTCTGCTATTGAGAAAGAAGGTTGGGATATTGACGACTTACCGTTTGAACCATTACACGGTCATCCGCTTATTCGATGGGTCATTGTATCCAAAGAGAATGCACGATGGCTGTACAGAAACACACGCGCTGCTACTATCAAGTGGGGGAAGGAACATAAGATGAAAGGATACGGTGAACTCATGAAGAAGTTGAATAAGATAGCCTCTGTCATTGACGAACGTATTGAAGGTGTCCCTGAAGCGCAGACTACTTTGTTTGGTAACTTCTACTTAGGTGATGGATTGATTGACACAATACACTCTGTTGAATCGAACCTCGCTTACTATGAACGAACACGAAGACACTTAGCATGGGCTGACGACAACCCATCTCTATACGGAGGTGAAGAAGAATGAGTTGCGCGCATTGTGGTGATGATGACTGTACTAACTGTTCTTGTGATGATGGCACTTGGAATAGAGTGTATAGATACAAACCAATAATCGAATCATGGGAGCAAGCAATCTTGCCAGCGGTACGAAACAATATGGACTTAACTGAATTTGTTGGTAAGTTAAATAGCGGAGAGATTGAACCTAAAGAAACTGAAATCCATGTTACTTGCGACTATTACGCGGTTGAAGTATGCGAAGGATGTGGTAAGGAACAGGAGATTGTTAGACAAGGTGAACATTTTCAAGATGATTTAGATATACTCTTGATAACATTAGGTAATCTTATGCATAAACTTGACCCACTTGAAGAGAGGTTGATTGAATGATAAGCATTGGATACATACGATTTACAGACAAATGGGGAGCAAAGATTGCCCTCAACAAAGTACCATTCAATCTCAAAGATGAGATGAAGGCGGCGTTACCATTCCCGAAGATGGGATGGGATGGCGAACGAGGTATGTGGGCTATTCAAGACCGCGCCGATGTAATTGAAGCGGCTCTTGCTTTCCTTGCTGACAACGACATAACAGTTGATGGTTTAGAGTTTGACGAGTCTCTCATTGACATACCGTCGAACGCGTCTGCTACATTCTCACCACCTGATAAGTTGATTCTCAACTGGGATTTCCAACCGAATTGGAAGGACATCAATGCGGCTATGAAAGGCGCGGCGGCAGGTAATGCACGATGGCAGAACAATACGAAGTCATGGATGATTCCTATCGCTACTGCAATGGCTGTTGCTAAAGCAGTACAACCTCACTTTGAACCATTGTCTGATGCTATTGAAGCGAACGAAGAAGTACAGAAGGCACACGGAGAAACACTACAACGTGTAGAACTGTCAAGCGCGGTCGAGACTGAAATCGAACTGCCTGATGAAGCACCGTTCTTTAGTATGAGGCCGTACCAACAAATCGCACCTATCATGTACATGACTGGTGGACGCAAACGTATTCTCATCGCTGATGAGATGGGTCTTGGTAAGACATTACAGGCTCTCGCTTGCGTCGAATTAGCACAGCATAAACGTGTCCTCATTGTCTGCCCTGCAATTGTTAAACACAACTGGGCGAATGAGATTGATAAGTGGTTAAACAACACTACTGCTTCTTGTTCAACCTACATCATCAATGGTTGGAAAGGTATAATCAGCGTGGCTAAATTCAATATCATCAACTACGATATTCTACATCACCGCAAGGAACAATTGATAGAACAACAATACGACTGTATCATCTTCGATGAAGTACATCGTGTAAAGGACACAAAGACGAACACAACAAAGGCGGCACTTGAGATAGTCAAGTCAGTCAAAGATGGTATCATCGCATTGTCAGGAACCCCTGTAACAAACAGACCTATGGAGTTCTACCCTATTCTCAGCATGATGTTACCTGCTACGTTCAGTAACTTCTTTGAGTTTGCGCGTAAGTATTGTGATGCTAAGAAGAACTACTTCGGTTGGGATTACAGCGGTGCATCAAACATTACCGATAGCGCGGACGTATCCATCACACCACTCAATCACATCTTGCGTGATTTCATGTTGCGTCGTTCTATGGATGACCCAAGAATAGCAGGTGAAATGCCATCGTTGGTTGAGACTATTGTCTCCTTCGACCTTGATGATGTGAACAAGAGCAGATACAAACAATCACACAACTCATGGATGGGTGAGTGGGTTACACAACAACAACAGTTTGGTTCAACAGACGCGGGTTTCGCTCTCAACATGATGACAGGTCTTCGACACGAAGCAGGGTTGGCGAAAGTCGAGCAAGCAGTTAAGTGGGCAACTACTTACATAGATAACAATAACAGGCCGCTTGTCATTTTTGCGCACCACAGAGATGTTATCGAAGGCATTGAATGGAGGTTGCGTGAAGCGACGAACGACAATTGTGTTGTGCGCGTCATCACAGGTGTAACACCAAACGATGAACGTCAAATCATTATTGATGAGTTCCAAGCAGGAGGCTCTGAGTTCCTCATCTGTTCCACTAACGCTATGCGAGAAGGTGTGAACTTAGACAAAGCAAACACGACACTCTTCGTTGAACGTGAATGGGTTCCTGCATGGGAACAACAGGCAGCAGCAAGAGTACGTCGTATGACACAAACAGAATCCACTTGTCATAAGGTGGTACTATCAGCAAACGATACAATCGACGTACTGTTCGACCAAGTTGTTGCTGACAAAGCCTTCATCGTTAACGCAATACTTGACGGTGGAGATACAGATGCGCGGGACAAGATTGGTCAAGCGATACTAAAGAAACTGAAAGAAGGAAAGGGGAGTTTAATATGAGACTAACAGCACAAATATGCCAAAAGAAAAACTGTAACAATATGATACGCGCAGGATTTAGACTGTGTGGTAAGAAAGATTGTGGTAAGAAACAGGAGGAAGAGGAATGACTGATGACTACATTGTAACCATGCCTGACGGTAATCAAATACCAATCACACAACTCAATGATAAGGTATTGGTGAAACACGCTCAACGTGTTGTAAGAGGAATGAAGCGCAAGATGGTGATGCTACTTCACTATCAACGAGAAGTAAAAAGACGCGGGTTAGAACATCCTCGTAGTATAAACCAACTTGACGGTTTCAGCATAGTACATTATGCAATGGTGAAGGCTGTCAAAGTATTCAATGGAGGTGAAGAGGAATGATACCTGCTCAAGAACCTCTTGACGTCATCATCCTTCCATACAAAGGCTGTCCGTGTGGCAAACACCCTGACACGTTCGTTGATATGCTCATCTATCGAACTGTGCCTTACGGTATCTTCCATAAGATTGAGATTAACTGTGATATTACTGACACAACATACGATGTGGCACTCGCTTGTTTTCCGCAAGAGTAAATAGGTTGCGCCTCTTGGGGGTGAATAATGCCTGACTATAATCTTAGCACGACTCATTTTGGAGAGGATGGCTTCATCGAACATCCAACCGTTGGCGGTGTGGAAGTTACAGAAGCATCCATGACAGACCCGCAAGGTAGAACACATTCCATCGAAGGCTTTGACTACGCGTCTCACCTTCTCGGTGATACAATCATTTGTAGTTGCGGAGAAGAGATAGACCCACATCAGATAGCGTTGTACACAAAGAAGAGAGAGTTCATCATTGTACCTGCGCGCTGTTGTAAGAAGTTTAGATGGTATGAAGGTGAAGACATATGATTGAAGATAACTGGGAACCCGCAGAAGAAGACGTCGACTGGACGAGAAGTCAGTTGGAGAGAATGAGTATCGGTGATACATGGGGTGTCGCTGACGCTGTACTCATCAAAGAAAACGACAACACACTAAGAGTATCGAAAGCAAGCCCCGCTTCTTTCCTTCCACTCCAACGAATCAAGAAGGTGTTGGAGTCGTTCGATGCTGTACTCATCACCGAAGATGCTGAACTCATACACGACCCTGAGAAGGCCGCGCAAGATGCGGCTAAAGAATGGACGTGTCCTGATACTGAAATTCCAATTGTCAATTTCGATTTAGAAAACGCAGAGTGGACACACCTTGACCAAGACAACGGGTGGCGCGTCATCGTCTATCATAGAAAAGAAGATGTCAAGGATGAGGGAGTCGCACTAAGTCCTATGGATTATCACCTCGTTGCAGGAGACGAATTGTTCTTCTCATGGAAAGGAATGCGTGTACTTGAACGAGAAGAAATCATTGCTCTTGCTGACAGCGGAGCGTTCGATGAACCTCTAAACCGAGAGTCTCTCTTCATCATGGGTACATTCCATGACGGTGAAACCATACCTCCACACTTGCGCGGTCTCATATTTGTTAAGACGAACCGAGATGAAGAAGAATGAGGTTTGAAGATTTAGCCAACGCTGTGCTTGCCGCGCAGACTGAGCCGAATCAACAGAAGCAAATTCTATCAGAACTCTTTACACGAAACAAAGAGAGTGCGCATGACATCGTTACTATCTGCTGTTCCAACCCGCGCCTATCTATCAAGCCGCATCACATCGTCAAGATGTTAGCGCAGTCCTACGGTTTGTTCCCTGAAGAATACGAATCACTCATGGACGAACACGAAATGCCTTCACTTCTTGCGAGTGAATCTCCTAATGAAATAGAGACATCGTTATCCTTGCGTGAGGTTATCGAGATTAAAGATATGATTTTCAAAGGAGAGATGAATGCTGATATTGTATTCCAATCCATGAGCCGAATCAGCGCAATGCTGTTTTGGGGTTTCTGCTTTGGAAGAACCTCACTCAATTACAGAAGAGTCATGCGTGCGATAGCACACGTTACACCATACGAAACGAATCATCTGCAAACCATGAGAACAATCATGCCTTCAGGTGATGTCATACAGCGCGCGCTCAACAACACCTTACCATCGGAATATAATATTGAGCCGACATATCCATTCAAAGCACCAACCTATTCACGTTGGAATAGATGGTCAATCCCTTTCACGAACACACACTATGAAGTCGTGTGTGGTAAAAATTACTTTGTTCATAGAAGGGCGGGAAGGCTATTTTCATTTGACCGTCATGCTGTACGAATCGTGCGCGCACCTTTGATTGAAGGTGATGATGATGTGGTGTGTGAGATGGATGAGTCAGGAAACATAGTCGAGTGGTTGTACCGAGAGAGTGAGCCGAATCTATGGAAGAGTAACAGAAAGGCGCGTGCTACAAATCCGAAGGAAGTCAAAGACCGCGCACACCTCAGAGCAATCGTTCAGTCATTAGAAGAAGGTGAGGTCTTACGACTCATTGATGCTGAACGACCCTACTTCCACAGCGGAGGCGTAGGAGGATTTATTGTGCCGAGAAGAACATTTGACATACCGTTGCTTATACTTGGAGGATACCGTGATGGAGATGGTATACGAATTAAGATTGCCGCGCTCGACGGTTTTGAGCCATTCCCTGTTGGGTATGCTTTCGTGAAAGCCGACGACATCCCTGACAAACTTGTTCGACTATACGATGCGCAGAGTATGCTTGACATCGACGAAGGGTTGATTGGTATTTTCCATTCACTCGGATACGTTCACGAAGAAGGGAAGATGCGCGCTCCATATCTTGCACGCATTGACACGACACTCGGACACTCGGATGCTATCCAACTCGGAGACTTACTGGAAAGAGGTGAGCCGAATGGATGAAGACTCTTTCTTTCTTGCATGGTTAGCAAGGGAATGTCGATTTCAAATCAGCGTTCACTTCTCTCCGAAGACACGAATAGGATACAGGGTTGAGAGGCGTGTGCTTGTGAGCCGAAAGGATGAACCTGCTCTCAATATGTGGTTGTCCACGCAAGGTGTGAATGCAAGAGTCATCAAAGACGCAACGCTGATTCGTCAGGTGATACGAATCCTCACACCCGTCAAACAATATGTGTACGACGTTGACAATATGCTCAAGATGATTCGGCTCATGGATTTCAAAGGGCGTTCCCCATCCCATGAAGAGATTGAATCAATCATCCGAATGATTGATGAGCAATAGGTAAACCTATGCATCCACGCCTGTTTAGAATGATTATCACTATTCTATTATTATTGTTATAATAAGAAGAATAATTATCTTTATTGTTATAATAATAATAGTATAATATCGAGAAAACGTGCCACCGATTTTGGGGGGTTTATATATTGACGCGGAATATGTTGAAGCGGTTGGAGACAAAAAAATGAATTTTGAACCTGAAAACTTAGCAGAATATATCGGTCATGATGACCCGAACAATCCACTTTTCTATGTTGATGAGTGGGAAAGTGATAGCCCCCAATGCCTCATGTTAGATGGCGCACCGGGACTTGGAAAGACAACAGCCGCTTACCTCATCGGTAAGTATCTTGAACTTGACATCGTTGAGTACAACGCTTCCGATGAACGCGGTATAGATTTCATCAGAAACCAATTGAAGTCGGCGTCTAAGACTGCCACTCTTTGGAACGGCGGTCGACTCATTCTATTGGATGAGGCTGACGGACTAACCAAACCTGCCCAAGATTCACTCAAGCGAATCATGGAGAAGAGTAACTGTTGGTGGATACTTACCTGTAATGATAACAGTAAGATTATCCCTGCTATCAAATCACGCTGTGTTATCTTCTCATTCAAACCATATACCGTAAAACAAATTAGCGCGTATCAGGCACTACTCCTTTCTAAGACAGGAGTAGCAAGTTCAGAAAGCCCCGCAGTATTGCATTCACAATTCAACGGAGACCTTCGCGCAATAGGTAAACACATCCTAAGCAAGAAGAAACTTGAACTATCTCAGAGTAGTATTGACGAGATAACATTACATATCGCCGCAGGAGACTGGACGAACACTCACAAAACCATGCTTGGAATGATACGAGCAGGAGCCTCATTGCATTATTTGATGCGTGAGATACAAAACTATGTCAAATCCGTAGGGCTTACCTCGGAAAGACTATATACTTTCTACGTTGTATGGGGAGATTTCGTAATAAGAATGAACCAATGGCCTTTCGATGAAGAGTCTTTCGTGGACTATTTCATTGCAAGTCTATACAACGCAGACACAAAAAACAAGGAGGAATAAATATGCCAAACCTAAACCAAAACGAAGCACAAAATAACGAACAACCAAACGGACTACACCGTGAAGTAGAAGAACGCCTAACGTGGTGGGCTGAGAAGAATAAGAAGACAGTTGATGATGCGACTGCTGAATTCTTCACCTATCTAAAAGACGAACTCGGAGTTGACAATCCCGACCAAGAAGATGACGCCTTCATGGTGGATGCTGCTGAAACCTTTGTAGTTGAAAGAAGAGTCATAAGTGGTGGAGCAAACAACGCTGTACAACTCGTCGGATTCTTCGTCGGTATCGACCCAAAGATGCGAGACGGACAAGAACGAAAGCGCGCTCCTGCTGTATCAGCCGCTATGAATGACCTCGATGAAGCAATTCAATCAGGTCTTGTAGCACGCGCTTATACTGAGAACGGAGTATGGATGCTTGAAAAGAAAGACGGTGCTGTTGCGACAGAAGAACCTGCGGATTCAAAACCGTGGTTCCTCTTTGAAGAGAACGGACTTTCACTTGCTATCCTACAAAACAATCCTGATTGGAGTCGCTTCGGTGAACCTATCACTCCTTACCGATGGCAACGAACATACCATTACCTCGGTAACGATAAGGATAACTTCATGGATGAACAAAGACTGTTGCGTGTAACTGTTACATCAACTGACCCTAATGAATGGTTTGTTCCACAGTTGTTTAGTGCTTGTACTCTCAAAGTACGCTCTCAATCACCTAATGTGAAACCTGAATGGGCTGACACATACAACTCTTACGCACTCCCCGGTGCGCTCACCTATGGTGATGACTTCGTCGATGAGTCTGTACGCTCTGCAATCAAACCTGACAAGTTAATCCCTGACCTTCATGCTTACATCAAAGACCTCTCAACACTTGCAGAAGTATTTGATACTCGTCAAGAAGTGATTCCCGGTTACAACCCAGTCGGACCATTGGTCTTTGCTCGTGGTAAAGTAAGCGACATGAGAAAGGAAGCGCGTGAAACAGAGTGGGACCAATCAGGTCATGACTACTCCATGAGCATCTCATCCTTTGACCTCATGAGAACCTTCAACGGTGGACGTCGACAGAACCTACCTTGCTATGTTCACGGACTACTGGGAGACGCGGGTCATCCATTCGACGTTGCTACTGATGACGGGTGGAAACCATACGCAATCAAGTCTACTGTCATTGTCTTTGGACGACTAAGTGTTCGTGCAACAGATGATGGTATCGAACCTGCCATCAAAACCCTCGGTGTATTCGCTGTTCCTCGCCTCGCAATTCCTGCGGGAGAGGGCGGAGATACAAACCTTAACCAATATGGAGAGTGAAAATAATGCCAAACCTAAACGACATAAAAAACGAAGCCAAAGAAACCTTCGACCCATCCACAGGAGCAACAGTTCCTGCCGGATTGGTGGAAGAGAAACAAAGCCACAGCAAACCAATCGCCCAATCTGTTTGGGATGAAATCGTTAGCGCGGGACAGAATGTTCCAACCAGTATGATTTTGATGGGACTTGTTGGACCGGAAGGAGTTGGTAAGACAGGTATTGTTCTTGACAGCATGACTGATGAAGAAAAGAAGCGCGGAGATGTAATCTTCTGTCTTGACTTTGATGGTGGTGGTCAAACTACTCGCGTTACTCATCATCGAGAACACGCTAACAACATCCGTTGTCTCAACCCTAACGTCATGTTTGAAACATTCGACGAGGACGGAGAGATTCGTGAAGCGATTGACTATCCTGCTACACACCGTCGTGTGATGAAGGTTGGACAGACTCTCGTAGACTGGGCTGCTAACCCCGGCGACAAACCACGTCTCCATTCAGTCTTGTTCACAGCAGTCGACCTATGGGATGAAGTTGCAAAGAACTGTATGTTCATTGAAGACTTAGGAACTGCACCTGATGGTATCGGTGCTAAAGTTGCACCGCATCAACAGGTCGGTATGCGTTTCAATTGGCAGATTCGTTCAACACGCTTCCACCAACTGACAACTATCGCTCGTACCTTAATGTCACTCGGAGTACGCGTCTACTTTGAGACTCACTTCAAGGAACTACAAGACCAATCAGGCTCGGTTATCGGTAAGAAAGCATCGTGGGAAAAGCATACTGCGAACTATCTTAATCAAATCCTTTACTTCCACAAGACTAAGGTGCGCGGTGAAGATAAGAAACCTACTGGTGAAACACGATACGAGGTTGAATTTGTTAAGTCAAAGACCAACCCTGACTTGCTCGACCAACGTCGAACAATCATGGTTACAAAGAAGAATGAATCTCTACAATGGTTCGGACTCCCTGAACTTCGCGAGGGCCAAATATGAACGGCTGGAAGAAAACAGGTAAACCTGCACACAACAATGCAGTCGAACGTAGCGCGGAAGACGAACATGAGTATGAGGCTAATCCTATGTGTAGTGATTGCGGAGGCTCAGGTATGCTTTGGACAGAATCCCCGGTGAAGAACTGGGAAGGTGATGTCGATGAAATAGAATACATCAACGAACCATGCAACTGTGTCTTCGTTAAGTGGGAATTAAAACCACTCAACTCTTGCAAGCAATGCAATGGTACAGGTGCAGTTCAAGAACGTCTGATTCATCCTGATACAGGAGAAGAGTACATACGATTTCACGACTGCGTCTGTCTAAGATATGTTCAAGGAGGAAGGAAACATGACTGAGAAAGTAAAACACATCATGAGAAACAAACTACGATTATGTGGCTCGCAAGGTAACTACGAGCCTGTTGGTACAGACACCGACCTGCCGATATGCCACAAGTGTCATCTGATTCATGTTGCGATGACCGGAGAAATCCTTACAGAAGAGGTGCTTGAATGAGTTTTGTTCAAGGAACATTTGACACAGAATCGTTGCGCGCTTTTATTGGCGGGTTCGGAGAAGGTGTCAACGACCTTCGATGTGACATCCAAAATCTACGAATGACAGGTTCAGTTGATGTGGATACACATTACTTCACGAACTCGATAGGTATCTATCAATTTGAATCAGGAGAACATTATCGACAAGGTACTGTTTACATCCCTAATCTCGATAAGGTTGTTGCGTTCCTCAAGTTTTGCGATAAGTCAGAACCTACGAGGATTCGACAATCAGATGGTATGCTTACAATAACTAACGGAGTAGACACTTACACATCACCAACTTATCGCGAGATACTATCTTACCAATCAGTAGATAGAGCGAAGAAAGCAATTAGTGAAGCAAAGAGAAACGCGTGGAGTAAACTCGGACGTGCATCAATACAGGCTCACGGTGCGCTGATGATGAGTGAATTACATGGACTTCAAACGATGACTAAAGTTACATCTAAAGACGCGCCTGTTCGTATCTCCGTCAGAGACGCTGAGATGATAGTAAGTGCGGGTCAAGCGAGAGGTGCGCGAATGACAAGGGTCATTGCAGTTCTCGATACCTATGAAAGTATAGATTGCCAATCAGTCTTCTCTTCGTTGTTACCATCTCTACTCAAGATTATGCCAAGCGGTGTTGTTCAATACCATATGGGAGAGAAGAGTGCCTTAGTCTTAGACAATCAAGATACGAGTGCGCTTCTTGTTCTTAAGCATCAAGCAGGTGTTGACGATGATAATTGACACAGTCTATCATGACGACAAATCACCAACAATCTACACTCGCTATCGAGATGGAGACGGTAATTTAGTATCAAACGTCGTCGAGGATTACAAACCATATCTGTACATACCTATCAGCACCGCTGAGTATACAATCCACAATGTCATCCGCAGTTTTCCAGCAGCGAGAATAAACAGAAGTGTAAGATACAAAGGACTTGATAAAACTCTTCTGTTCAAGGTTGAGTCTGATAGTCCATTCGACATCATGCAGATGAGTAGGATGTTTCCTAAGACCTACGAAGGAGATGTTCGATTTGAAGACCAGTACATGATAGATACGTTTCAAGAGATGCCGAAATGGACGCCGCGCAAGTGGTGGTATGATATTGAATGTGATACAGGTGATGATAAGTTCACGACTGTCATTGCTGTCATTGACTCCGACCTTAACGAACCTGTTGTGTTCGCATGGGCTGATGAGCGAACTAATTCTAAAGATTACCATGATGGTATTGAATACAGTTTCTTACAAAGAAAGGTTCGTGATGAGAAATACATACTGCATCTGTACTCTTCTGAGAAAGATATGTATGACGGCTTCATTGCATTCTTGCAAGAGCGCGACCCTGATATGATGATTGCTCATGCAGGAACATTCTTTGACATACCTCACATGATTGAACGCATTGATAAAATCTATGGATTCGGAAGCGCGTCTAAGTTAAGTCCTCTTGGTATTATTCGATACCCAAAGAAGGGAGAACGATACCGATACGATGCACAACCAATCGCAGGTCGAATTCAGTTCGATACATCTGCTCCTGAAAGTACAGGTACAGGTTTTGAACGTGTATGGAAGGATAGTGGTGGCGGCCAATTACCTAACCTCAAGTTGAATACCATTGCTGAAACACTCGGACTCGGCTCAAAGTTGACAGAGGAGATTGAAGGCATGACTGTTCACAATGGATGGTACGAATATTTCGATGAGTTCGTCGACTACTGTTTACTTGACACCGTCCTCCTTCGTGGTATCGACGAGTCAAGAAACGTAACAGACTTCTACATGGAGATGGTTCGACTTACAGGAGTTTCTTTCAAGTCCGTGTCAAACGTCACAAACTTTGCGCGCGGTCTTATTTCAAGAAGAACAGGATTGAAAGCACCATCAAGATACCAATCATCTCATGACAAACTGAAAGGCGCGGAGTTCATCAAGAAGGATAACGGTCTCTATGAGAATGTTGCGTTACTTGATTACAAAGGGTTGTACCCATCACTCATGTCAGGCTTCAACTTATGTTGGACGACAAAGCGTGACAGACCGGGAGAAGATGTCATCTCATTGGAGAACGGAACACATTGGTATCAAGGAGAAAAAGGGATACTCCCTCAAATCGTTGACTACTTGTTTGAATACCGTGATGAATGTAAACAGAAGATGCGCAACGCTGAGACTAAAGAAGAGCGTGCCGCATGGAACACTACTCAATCAGCAGTAAAGCGAGTGATGGCATCACTATACGGAATGACTGCCCACTCAGGATACGGTTGGTCAGACCTCGACATCGCTGAGACAATTCTCTCACAAGGCCGTCGATGTATTGCACTACTTGATACGGTTGCGACCAACATGGGATACAATGTCATCTATGGATTTACTGACTCTGCATTCATTCAAGTACCGCTTGAAGACGCTGAAAAGTTAGCCGCGCGAATAACAACTGTTGTACAAGAAGAAACAGGTAACAGTAAACTGATTGCTGAACTTGAGGCTTACATGGATTATTGGTATTTGGAAACCTCAAACCGATACGCCGGTATTGTCTCTTACCCTCCCGAAGATGAGGGTAAGTGGAAGAACGCGCAGTTGATGAAAGGGAGTGGTAAAGCACCTATCAGTAAGCGTGCTGAAAGAACTGTCCTTGAACTCGTTTGCACCGGAGCCTCCGAAGGTGACGTGCGTAATGCAGTTCTTGAGATGGTACTTCCTATCCGTAAAGGAGAATATAATATGAAAGAGATAACACAATCAACTCGCATTGGTGTTCTTTCAAAGAGGACTGCCGCAGGGCAAGCCGCACTATACTACAACAATCACAACGATGACAAGTACGTCGTCGGTGACAGCGTGCAGTACGTCTATGTGTCACACCCCCCTCAAGGGATGCCACCTACAAAGTATGCCGCGTATCGAGAAACAGATGAACTCGATGGATACGAACTTGATGAGAATGCGATTATCGAGAAACTTATTCAGAAAAAAATTGGCACAGTCTTTAATGTCTTAGGTTGGGATATTGAAGCCGCTATGGGGAAACCCAAACCTGCAACCTACTGGTGATGACCATGAGAAACGAAGAACGAATAGAAAAATTAGAAGCCCGAATAGTTGAACTTAGCGAAGACCGCTTGATGCTGATGAAGAAAGTGAACGAACTTGAAGAAAAGGTCAACAATTTATCGAACGAACATTCAGAAGTTGAAGAGCGTCTTGATAGATTTGATGATGAAATTACCGCACTTGAACATGACACCGCAATAAACGCAAACATTGCCCGCGCGGTTGCAGAACTTCAAGAAGAGTTGCGACGTAAGATGCCCGACCTCTACTTCATCAACAAGATAGATGCACCAACAATGGTGGGACAACAATGAATTCAGCAATAACATATTTTGAAACGGGAAGTAAAGAAGTTCACACAGTTACAGGAGAACTTTTCTTTGGAGACGCTTTACTCGGTGAATATATCGGAGTCAAACAAGACAATGGATGGCACGTTTTCGTCCCTTCATCAACTGTTATCAACATTACAGTCCCTAACATGGGTGATGATGAAGACCTCTACAAAGTTGACATTGCAAGTGTACGTCGTTCAAAGGAAGTTGCGCTACTCAGAATTTCTAAAGAGATGGACAGAGAATCAGGTGTTGGCGGCGGAGCCTTTCATGGGTGATGATTATGGTAACACAAATAGATGATAGATTGATGTGCGGACACGTCGAATCAGACAGTTGCGATTGCTACTGCCCTCGATGCGACCATGAACTAAGCCCTGACCCACACATGAGGTCATTGTGCGCAAGATGTGTAACAGAGGAGGAAGAATAATGGTGAAGATATATGAAGACGGCTCAAGTTATGCATGGACTCCTAAGATGGGAGAAGAAGGAATAATTATCCGTATCAGCAAATCAACATTAGGTTCAGTTGATTGGTGCGCGCAACAAATGTGGCTTGACCAAAATTACCCTCGTCCTCAAGGCTTAGTTAAGCACCTTGTTCTTGGAGACGACGTACACAATGGACTCGACTTGTTTTATCAGAAGATTGAGAAGCAAAATCGCATCATGACTATTCGACAATACAAGAATAACAAGGCTGACATGACAGAATATCTGAAGAAAATGATTCCGACTGAAAAAGAGATTGTAGAAAACCGTCGCGCGGAGAACAAAGACTTCCCTTTCTATCATGAAGATTATTACCGTAACATGAATTGGCTCATGGAGTTTGAAAATGCGCGTATCAAGATGGCGTCTGATGTATTGATGCCTCTCGCTAATGAAGTACGACTTGAAGTTAAACTCGATATGGATATTGAAGGATACGGTACAGTCCCTGTTCAGTTTGTTGGTATCATTGACCGTGTGTTTGAAGCACCTGACGGTGGACTCATGCTTTACGAATTGAAGACAGGTAAGTGGGCTGATTACAAAGTTGACTCCATGAGAAGAGAGATGGCTTACTACAAATTCCTTATTGAAAACTGTGACAGCGCGTATTTACAAGAAAGAAACATCGACAGACCTGTTACGCATTGGGGATGGCGATATTCTTCCGCCGACCATTGGATGATTGAAAAAAGCAAAAGTGGTATAATAGCAATGGAGAACAGAATGAAGAAACTGATTAAGATGTATCTTGATGAAGAGTTCCCTATTGCCAAAGAGAACTATCGTTTCTCTCCATGCTCTTATTGTGATAAACTTGAGTTATGTCCGAAGTATGCAGTACAGGTGAGCGAATGAGTGAATCAAGACCATGCGAACTATGTGGATGGGACAAAGGAGGTATTGCTATGCGATACAATAAGCGTGCTGTCTGTTTTTCTTGCATTGATAAAATGGTTGAATTTGCTGTAACGTCAGGAATGAGGTTTGACAATGAAACCACTACACTTTGATTTCCCTAAAGAAGTAGGACTATTCAGAAAAATCGTTAACGACCAATCAGAGTTTGAGCGTTACTGGTCATCTCTGCAAAATTCACAATGCGCGTATATGTCTGTGTATGGTTTCAGAGCATTGAAACCTAACGGGCGTCGCGGAGAATACAACACCGCTGTCATCAAGAACTTCGTTCTCGACTTCGATAAGAAGTATCGAAAGGGGAGCAACATGATTGAAGTTGAAGGTGATGAAGTCGTTAATCAAGTCAGTCGTCTTCAAGAGTACCTTCTCAAAGAACAAATCAATCATGGTGTTTGGTTCAGCGGTAATGGATTTCACATATGGGTTTCACTCGATAAGACACACCTCCCTTCCAACGGAACACAGGTGTCTCACATCAAAGCCGCAGGTAAGAAAGTGATTAACAAGTGGAAGAAAGACATGGAGTTGTATTGTATGGACCCAACTGTACCATTTGACACCGCGCGTGTCATAAGAGTACCGAACTCATACAACGCTAAACAGCACGTCATGCGATGGAGTATCCCATTGTCACATCAAGAAGTTGACCAACTTAGTTGGGATGAGATATGTGAGATGGCTCAAAAACCACGCAACTCAGCATTCTTCTACGGTCATAAGGGAGTGAATCTCCCTATCAGCGAAGTCAAGAAGACACAGTTTAGAGTTACAGGAGACCCTGTTACATTCGATACTGTAAAGATGGGAAGTATCAAGATACTCCCTTGTCTTATGGAATCTGCTTGTCAAGTTGGAAGCAACCCGCCGCATATAAGCCGCGCAAGTTTGGCTATCTATCTTGCATCGCGCTTGAGAAACTTTCTTCCTGTACAACGAACTACTGTTCAAATGAGAGATAAGCATATACTTACTCTTCATGATTTCATCAGGTCTCTTGAATGGGCTGACTATGACCCCGGAGTTACTGAGTATCAACTGCGTTCGATTGTCGAAGCAGGGTACATGGAACGATGTGAAAGTCTGATAGGAAAGGGTCTATGTATTGGTCGCTGTCAATTATGGGATGGGACGGGAGACCACGAAGGGTGATGCGCATGGGTAAAAAAAGATTGATTAAATTCATCAAAACAGCATTGCGCGAAGAAGGCGACCTTTCAATAGATGGTATCATCCTTGTATTCAAAGACAGATGGCCTCGACAAACACCATCCACCGCTGAAATAGCAAGCCTTCTTACAAAGAACCCTGATTTTATTGTGATAGATACGTTCAAGAAACCATCAACGATTAGCGGAACACACTCGACAAACATATGGGGGTTGAATGAATGAAGCCTCCACTTATTATTGACACAAATGAACGAGGTTCTCTTGTATCGTCAGTCGAACGACGAGCCAAAACAAGAAGCCCACCAGTTAGTGTTGCGCGTGAGAACCTTGTGAATGGAGATTACAAATGCGGTGATTGGCTCATTGAAGCAAAAAGTATTGATGACTTATTCTCTTCAATGAGAAACGGTCATCTGATGAGACAACTCGACAACATGGACGCCAACGATGGTAACTACGGATTAGTGATATGGGGTGATGTAAAAGATTACGTTCATCGCGCTCATGCTCGTGGTTCATCTGTAACGATGAGTCAAGCACTCAAGCAAATGACTGGGTTTCTCGGTCGCGTTGTAGCAGATTTTGGATGCCTCATATACCGCGCTCCTAATGCAGGAGAAGCGGCAGCATTCATGGTTGCATTACATGAAAAGACATACAAAAAAGCAAGTAGACATGGCGCACAGGCTGTGCGACGCGTTAGCACAAATGATGTGCGCGCTGATATGTTACTTACTATTCCCGGTATTGGTCCTGAAATGGTCGATGCTGTCATCAAAGCGTGCGGTTCCATAGAAGAAGCCGCTTGTGGAGATTGTTTGCGCGACGTCCCTCGTATGGGGAAAGTGTTGCGCAATCGTATTATCAAAGTATTGACAAGCGAAGAAGAAGTTCGCATAGAGAGATGATTACTATGATTATGCCAATTAGAATAAAGACCTTTTATAATTATTATAATAAGGCGATAAATAAGAAAATGAGAAATGGTTATAGGATAGCCACCACACCCCAAGAGTTGTCCGCCCCCCAATGGAGATGAAAAAAATGCCCCAAAGACAATGGAACGAATATACAGCAGTAAAAGAATACCCGATGATGAAAGAATACCTTGAACGGTACAGGACGACTTCGTTTTTCAACGAAGTACCCGGTCTGATTTCTTTCTTCTACTTACAAGGTCAAGCCCTTGTAGACTATGTGCGAATACCCGTATGGGCTTCTGCACTTGACCCAAGAATCCATGTATTTTGGATTCAACCTACACGGTCAGGTAAGACAATCGCATGGGAGTTTACAGGTGAAGTTGCTAAACTCGCAGGACTGGACACAGATATGTTCACAAGCGGAACAGACAGCGCGCTTATCGGTTCTATCGACTCAGTAAGCGACGGAGAAGGTGGTTACGAACTTATACAAAATGAAGGATTACTCGCAGGTAAGAAGTGTTTGAACTTCGATGAAGGTTCAATTCTTCTGCAAGCAAACCCTAAGCAGTTCTTTTCAGAAGTTATCTTGTATCTACAACAAGCAATGAATAACGTCGGAAGCCACAGTAACACGCTAACTAAACACATGAAGAATGGTAAAGTGGAAACAGAATCCCGCGTATCATTTTGGATTACTTCTTTCCCACCAAGTGGTGTTAAAGAGTATGTACTTACGAAGGGACTCTTCCAACGTGTGTTATTGCTTTACCGACCGTGGAGTGATGATATGCGACAGATGGTATCAGAGCGAAGAATGGGTGGTGTATTCAAGGATAAACTAACAGAAGTACAATCACTTGAAGACATTGCTCAACACTTCATTAACATCCGTGAAAAGACAGAAGCGCGCTTGTTACACCTTGCAGGTGTATCAGCAGATGACTGGCATTCATTCGGACCCGCAGGTAAAGAAGGAATAGCACGCGCTTGTATGCATGAGATGTTTAACGTCGATGCATCGTTTGAACCTCAGTTACTCGCCTCAGTCGAAGAATATTACACATTAGTACGCGGTATGGATAAGCACTTGAGTGATGTTGTTTGTTCATTCATCCCTAACATCCTAAACTACACTACAATCTTCGCGACACATCTTGCTATGATGAGAGTGGAACGTGATGGTATTGGTATAGAAGATGATTGGACTGTTACAGGTGATGACGTTGAAATGGCAACGGAGATTCTGTACGACGTCTATGAACAACTTGTCCTTTGGCTTGAGTCCGAAGTTGAAGTTGGTGCTAAGGCTGCTGAAAAGATTGCACGCAAGGATGAATGGAATAATGCATTCAAGGCTTGCAAGCAAACAGAAATCGAAGGCAAAGGTGATGGATGGGTTCTCAAGAACGATATGTTTGACCGATACGCTAATCAACTCGGAAAAAGCAAACCTACTGTGTATAAAAGGTACAAAGATGTGGACGGATTGTTCAGGACATTCCGTGTCGGCAACGCAGTCTACGTTAAATTCAAGGAGGATTAAGCATGAGTAAGATTATGGCACTTGATATTGAAACAACAAACTTCTCTCATGAGATTGGAGGTTGGGGTAACACTCAACTCTTCGATACATCCGTTGTGGCTACATGGGATGGTGAAGAAGCCCATGTGTTTACGAAAGCGTTTAGTCATGCTCGCAATATTGAAATTGACGGTGCGCATATACACGCTCTTCATCCTCGTGAACTCGGTGAACATCTCAAAAAGCACGTCGATAATGGTGGCATCATCGTTGGACATAACATACGAGGGTTTGACCTCCCTGTACTTCGTGATTCTCTTGATATGCATTACGCAGGTGTTCTTCTTCAAAAAGACAATGAGTCAGTATGCGACACTTCTTGGGAAGTGCGTAGCGCGTGTGGAAAAAGTCATCGACTTGACTCCCTATGCAAACACACACTCGGAGTAGGAAAAGAAATCATGGAATCAGCAGACGCACCTATCGCTTGGCGAGAAGGTCGAGAACTGGACGTTATGAAATACTGCATAGCAGATTGCAAACTCAATTATGACTTGTTTCAACATGGGAGGAAAGAAGGCTTTGTAAAAGGTCGAAATGAAGAGACAGGTATAATTGAGGAATATCAAATAGGTTGGTGAAACAATGTCAGAAGAAAGAAAAACAGGAAGAGAAGCCCAAATGAGTAACATCCGAGCCGCAGTTCAAGTGGCTGAGACCGTAAGGTCAACACTTGGACCCGCAGGTATGGATAAAATGCTCGTAGACGAACGCGGAGAAACAATCGTAACTAACGATGGTATCACCATTTTGCGTGAACTTGACACAGCACATCCCGGTGCGCAGATGATGGTTCAAGCAAGTCAGACACAAGAAGAAACGTGCAAGGACGGAACAACAAGTGTTGTTGTACTCGCAGGTCAAATGCTTGCGTTGAGTGAAGGATTACTTATGCGAGGAATCCACCCACAAACTGTTGTGCGCGCATTTAACAAAGCGTCAAGAATTGCAATCGAGAATTTACCTAAATCTGTTGAAGCAGACCCAGTATTGATTGCTTCCACAGCACTACGAGGTAAAGCATCCGAGTCTGCACTTGGATTTGCATCTCAACTATGCGCTAAAGCCGCTATTCAAGTCAACGGTGAACTTGATAGAATACGATTGCTCACTCAATCGGGTGGCAGTATGTCTGATTCTTACATTCATAGTGGACTTGTTCTTAACAAGACATTCACAAACCCTGACCACTATGGAAAAGAAATGCCGCGCATTCTACTACTCGATGGTGGAGTTGATGGGTTCAACTATGAAGATGTTCAGATGACGATTCAAGACCCTGCTCAGTTAGCACAAATAAGAGAACAAGAGATGCATATCTTAGGGAACTTATCAGAGACGATTTCTGAGATGTGTGATGTTCTTATTGTCCGAGATGGAGTACATGAAGCAGTAGCAAAGTACCTTGATGCTAAGAACATCGCAGTCGTTAGTCGTGTTCAACAAAGCGACATGGATTCTATTGCGCGCATTACAGGTATCCCTATTCATCATCGTGTTACGGACGTTGTTGACGGTGCATACCCAATGATTGAGGGTTCAGTCAAATCTGTTCGTATCGGAGACCTTGATTATGTATCTGTCGAAACAAAGGAAAGTGATACCATTACAATCATTGTTCGTGGTGCAACAAGACAAATGCTTGATGAATACGAACGCGCGTTTGACGACGCTCTCGGTGTTCTATGTCTTTACTTGAAAGATGGACGTGTCTACCCCGGCGGCGGTGCAGTTCTTTCTAAGTTGGCTACATCCGTCAGGAACTACGCTACAAACGAGCAAGGATTGACAGCAAGAGAACGTATGTGTATGGAAGCATTCGCAGACTCACTTGAAATCATTCCTGCCGCTATCGCAAGCAATGCAGGAATGGACCCACTTGACGTTGTCATGGAACTACGCTCTTGCCCTGATAATCATGGATTGTACATCGACTTCGCAGGAGAAGGAGAAGTTACTGATACAGCAGAGAAAGGTGTTTGGGAACCTGCCGCGCTTATTCAACAAATTATCAACTCCTCGACAGAAGTCGCTTGTTCAATTCTACGAATCGACGACATCATCGCGAGGCGCAGTCAATGATAGTTGAGTTTTTCATCTTAGCGATTGTTGTTGTGGTGGTGATTGAGTTTACCTTCATGGTTGCAGACTACATTGTGAGTGCCGCTAACAACATCCCTATTCCGGGTTCTGTTGAAAGTGGGGAAGAGGAGTAAGACCTTCGGCGTTCTTACGTCGCTGTGCTTCCCGCGCTTCTTTTGCTTGCGCTTCTTTTAGGGCGGCTTGTCTTCGATTCTCTTCTGATGCAAAGTCAGTCGGTAAGAAGGCAGGTCGCCCATCGAGAGTCTTTTGTCCTTGAACGAACAACTTCTTCTGTTCTTTTAGCAAGCGCATTGCTATTTCCATAGGTTCGCTGTGGAACATCATGTCGTTCTCTTGATTGATTCCTTGTTGCTCTTTCATTATACAAGGAATGCATACTGATGCGCCGAATTGTTGATTGGATTGCTGCGCTTCTTCACCTGTCATCGTTGAACCGCACAATTCACATTGAGCAGACTCGTTACGCAGATTCATCTGTGGTGCTTTCACCATGTTCCCACACTTGCATTGTTGACCCGGTCTCGTAATGACACCGCAGTAGTTGCATGGGCGCAGAAACGTCTTGAGCGTTGAACCTACGGATGGATGAGAGCGCGCCCTGTTCGTGTGTGGGTCTTCAGGGACAATCTTACCTGTCTTCGTGTGGCTCATGTCTTTACCACCCTTACCTGCTACGCCGCGCTTGCGACGTTCACGTTCTAAATCTCTACGGTATTTTTTTCGCGATGGTGAAGATTCGTATTCTGTTTCGTATCTGCGCTTATGCTCAATTGCTTTAGGAGACTTCGCCTCTTTGAGGATACGCCACCAGTCCATAAGATTCACCGTCGCTGTCTTTTCATTCGATTTCGATAGGCGTTTTTACCTTCACCCGGCCTTCTTCCGACTCTGCGCTGCTGTTGCTGTGGTATACGTCGACCTCTTTCTTTTACTTCTCGCATACGACGAGCCTCTGCTTCTTTCTTACGCTTGAGATGTGTAAATGCATCATCAGATGGTGACTGCCTTCTGTCTCTTGTATGGAATGAAGATAGTTCAGGGTCGAATTCAGGCTCAGGTTGTTCAGGTTCATGGCGTTCAGCGAACGACGGGTCTGGTAAACTTGCGTCTTCGGGACGCAAAGAGAAACTGTCAACCATTGGTTCAAAATTTGGGTCTTGAAAATGAGGAGCATCGTGGAATTGATTGCCTCTAAAATCTTCCATACCCATGCTTTCAAATCCAGCATGAGTACCTTCATGCGCCGCTCCTTGCCTGTTGTCACGTTGTATTTGCATCATACGTTGTGCTTCTGTATCGGGCATGGTTCTAAAACTATCACCTGTGTTTAGAGGGAGGTCTTTACCATCGGGTCCGGCTCCTTTATACGATTCTTGTCGCGCATCGGTCATTGGAATGCCACCAGTACGAGCAGCAATATTATAATCTTCGCGAGACATTTCTTTAAGGATACGCCACCACTCCATGAAACTCACCTATTGTAGTTTACCTGACGCGTCTGCAAAGTTTCTCATCTTAGGGTTAAGTCGTTGGATGTCATCATCCATGACATTAGCAATGTCTGTTTCTTCGGGGCGCGGCATTCTCTCAATGCCATGATTTGCACCTGCTGCTTGGTCGGGTTCGTCCATCATATGCGCGGTGCGGTCACGCGCAGTTTGTCGAATGTCTTTCGCTTTCATATTATCAATCCCTTGTTGGTTAAAGATTTGTCTTCGAGTCGCCCCCGGCCCTGCCGGCGGTACAGGGTCGCCATGCCTCCGCGCTGCGTGCCTTTCTTGCCCTCTCTTGGCGTTTCGTTGTTGGTATTCACCTTCCACTTTGTCAGTATTTTTTACATTATCTCGTTGTAAATGCTCCATCATGCGTGACCCCGACTCGTCATCATTCTTGAAATTCCTGTGTACAGATGGTTGCTGATTTGTTGAGTATGGATAGAGAGTGGATAAGTCCATATTTTCCATTACACGTCTCCGTTTGAGTGACGATTCTGTGTCATCTTCGTCATCAATTTGTTGTGCAATATCGCCATACACCATAGCGGCAGGGTGGTCAATGTTTTGTCCACGAGCGTCTTGCATAGAAGGATTACCCTTCAACAAAGCGAACGCTGATTCCATAGGGTTAACTAAGTCAGATTGCAATGCGCGCATGATAAATTCCTGATGCTGTCGTGAACCTCCACCATCAATACCTTTTGCACGAGGGTCGAATGTAACACCCTCAAACTCTTCTTCTTGTGGTGAAGACATACGAGTGTTAGCCGCGGCTTTTGGATTAGTGAAGACAGTTGATGGGAGATGGGATACTGAACTTCCTCCACCTCTACCTTGTCTTCCTGTGGAAAACCCATGATGGTCAACCGCTGCTTGTGTTGTAGGCGCACCTGCACGACCTTCGGTTGCATATCGACGCGCCATAGAGTCAACGACATCGGGACCGTATTGTACATTAAGAGCCGATAGTAATCGCTTCATGCGCTCATATTCTTGATTCTGTTCGTGTTCATTATCATCTTCATCACCGCGAGTAGCAAGATGTCTTTCTTGTGTATCATCTGAACGGTGGTCTGTTAAATAGTCGAAAACATCTTCAGGGAGACCTTTGTATCCACCGCGTTCGGTGAATTCTTCTCTTTCTTCCTGACCTTTCTCTCTACTAATAGTCGCTCTCTTTTCATCTCTTGCTGCAATTTTCTTTTTATCACCGAGTTTAGATTTAAGTTCGTCGAATGTATCACCAGTTAAATTACCTTCTCGGTTTCTCTGTGTAACTGCTCTCTTCCAATCTTCTTGTCTGATACCCATATTTCTAAGCGTGCGTTCAGGAGTCATCATAAGCCCGTCAAAGATTTGACGCTGCCTATCTTGACCACGCGGTTCTCTTTGTCCTCCGCGCGCTTCTGCTGATTTCGATGCAATATCGTCAATCAATTTTTGAACATCAAATTTCTCTTCACCTGATGAGATATATTCATCGAAGTCTTGACCTGTTTTTCGTTTAAACTCACCGTAAAATTCATCGTGGTCAATTCTTCTTTTATCAAGAATGCTTTCAAGATTGATTCTACCTGACTTTACTCTGTCGTAAAATCTTCTTGTTGTAGAACGATTACCACCGCGTCCACGACGCTGTCTTTTAGGAGCATCATCTTCTGCTTTCTTCATTTGGTCTTTCTTTTTTGGTTTAGCACCAACACCAATAACAATAACCATTCCGCCTTTCTTTGGTTTCTTTTCTTTCCCCATTCAATCAACTCCATGATGTTTGAATTTTGGTTTGTTTAATCTTGATTCGCGCCAAAGTGCTTCGCATTTTGGACACTCCCAAACAAGGACACGCGAATCTCTATCATTAACATATCGACTCTCAAGTCGGCGCGCGAGAACACTCTCATGACACGATGGACAGTTCTGTGATAAGCGCGCTTTTAGTTTCCCCATCACTTCACACCCTTACGCAGTCCTTCCCAACACGCTTGTTGGAGTTCCTCTTCTGATTCAAAAATAATGAACGAATCCTTTGAGTCAATGGTTGCCATCCACGTTAGCGCGTATCCTGCAAAGAATGCCAACAATGCCCATAACCATATCATCATATCACCAACTGTTTATGACGGTTTGCGTAGGTGGTGTACCCCAACTACTCGGCCATTCATTTAGGTTGATAGTGCCGTCAATAAAATATGTACCATGTTCAGCGTAAACAAATTGAGTAAACCCTGCGTTGTGCATTCCTATTGTCATCTCTTGTGGTGTCATCATAACATCTCCGTAACTTGAAAGTAGGTGAGAGTATTAAGAGCAGCCCCAATGTTTCCACTATTAGAAGCCTGAGCATAGTGGGCAACCTTATCACCCGCATTTAATTTGATTACTGCTGATAAAAGCGTATCTTGACCATTGACACTATGCCTACGAAGCCGAATAGCAAATCCCGCACCTGCATTTTCATCAACGTAAATTAGGGACATCGCCCATGATGGATTAGATGTGAAATAAAAACTACACGCTACAAGATAATAACCATCTCTCGGTGCAATATAGTATTTGGCGGTTAAATCATAATTAGAACCTACATTCCATAATGCCGTGTCATGTGTTACCTTAACAGGACCTGAACTGTAACTTTGATTTCCTGAAAGATAAACAAAACACTTCGATGCCTTGACGGTTATACCTGCTATCGCCGCTACGTTACCGTTTGCTAATAGTGTGTTACCTGTAATAGCAGGGTCGTTAGCGGCTTGTGCCATAGCGTCTGTGTATTCTGTTGCATTCTCTGCAACACTCAAGATAGTTCTTACCGCCGCTGCATCTAATTCTTGAACAGCCGAACCTGCGCCGTTATCATTACCTAACAGTACGTTATTCGCCGCTACATTCTGTACCTTAGCATAAGTAACCGCATCAGCCGCAATAGTAGCCGCTACTGAACCTGAACCGCTTGCTGTGACATCACCAGTTAGTGCTGTTATACCCGCCGCTGCTGTCGCAGCCCATTTGACACCTGATGCCTCTGAACTATCCGCTGTTAGAACGTGGTTGTTAGTTCCAACACCAAGAATGGTTGCATCACCCGTACCATCTCCTACTACTATCTGTCCTTTGGTTGCTAAATCGCTGTGCATTATTGCACCTGCGGCGTTAACATTGGTTGCATCTGTAACATCTGCATTGTTCTCTACACCTGTCGCTGTGCTATATCCCGCAGACGCATGATTACCCCACCCATGTGCAGTATCTGCTTTCGTACCCTGAGCCGCAGTAGCATAGTCTGCTGAATCAAACGCTTTGACTTGGGCAAGATTAGTAACCTCACTATCCATCAACGCACCTGCCGCTGTGACGTTCGCTGTGTCAGTTACATCTGCATTTGTCTCGATTGTATCTAACTTGGTTTTGTCACCATTAACAAATGCCCCTTCTGATGGAGGTTGCTGTGCGCTGTCGGCTTTTGCTCCTTGTGCTGCCGTAGCATAGTCTGCTGTGTTGAACGCTTTGACTTGAGCAAGGTTGGTTACTTCGCTGTCCATCAATGCTCCCGCAGCGGTAACATTTGCTGTATCGGTTACATCAGCGTTGTCTTCAATGTTGAGAAGTGTTTGGACTTCGGCTTTGGTGATACCCGAAGTGAATGCAGGTGTACCGCTGTTATCGTAGATAGCCGCGATAGCACTTCCCGATATGATAGCGGATTGATAATCGCATCGAATCCACACACTCCCTTCGTAAATGAACGTAGCGCGGTGAGTGGGTCCTACTGTCTCGTTACTGCCACTCAAGTCATCGAAGATGATATTACCTAACCCGTTGTTACATACTTCAATAATATGCCCTTCAGGGAATTTATAGTTCGTACCATCTTTTTCAGGTTGGAGTGTGATGTCAACACCTGCGTTAGGAGCGAGCATAAAGAAAGAATCACCATCAGATGTAACCACCCATGTACCGTTTGTCGTTAGCGCGGTGGTGGTTGCATCAACACCCACACCTTGCAAACGAACTGAGTAGTGTCCCGTCTGTTGATTGTTGCGTCCTGCGAAATAGAATGAATCAGCAACATGACCACCACCACGGTCTGCTCCGCGAGATGGTCCCTGACCATATCCTGCATCACTTCCTCCCGGTGGTGATTGGCTGAATGAACCGTAGCGCGGATGACTCACCCAATGCACATTGATGGTGTCTGTGATTGCAAGGTCTCCATTGTCGTTGTGAAGCGCGTTAAGATGCTCGATGGTGTTGACTCCTTCGTTACCACCGTCGTTGATTGCACC